AGTCTTGGCATCAGGTTGCACCCCGTCAGCAGGAGGGGTATCATCAATATCCATAAGTTCTTTTGTATCATCTTCTAACATCCTAAACACTTTTTCAGTTCCATTGTTAATCCGTTTCTCGATCATGCCTGGTTTGGCACGAGCAAGTCGGGTCAAGTTGTGGTCCTTAAAGACCTTCATATAATTTGATTTCTCTTTTGCCAACTCGTTATTTGCTAAGGTAAGCTTGTTCATTGCCTCACCTTGTTTCTTGGCGTTTTCTTCTGCTGCTTTGAGAGATGCTTGCGCAGTATTAACAGCAAGTTCTAATTGAACTTGATTTTCTTTGAGAGTGCGATTATTTGCTTCGAGTTGAACCACTTCTGATTCAAGATTTGAGACTGTTACTGAGTGGTAGGCGTACCCACCACCCAGTGCTAACAGGCATAAAAGAATAACATAATGCATAATATAAAATTCCTAATTCGACTATTCTTTGTCCCAGACAGATCTAGACTTTCCAGAGCGAATCTTATCTTGTTCACCATCGTAATTTTTAATTTTAGTTGTTTTCATAACTGTACGGGTTTTACCATCAACACCAGTTACATTAACTCCTCTTTTAGTAGCAGCAATAGTAGTTTCTTTAAATGGCTTGCGTTTATTTAATCTAGGAGCTTTTTGTATTCCTTGAACAGGTTTATTTAGATTAGGATTAATTGGTGTTTGTATACCAGTCCGAATAACTCGTTCTTGTACGTCTTCTTCTTCATGAAGAGAACCCATAAATTTATCAATTTGCTTAGTATTACCTATCACTGTTATAGTAGATAAACCGGGTTTAGAACCTTTTTCTATTTTAGTTTTGAGCTTATGCTTTTTAGCTGCAGCTACAACAATTTTTGAACGCTTGGCGTTCAAGTCTGGCAATTCAAAATTGTCTTCGACAAGAGCGCCAAGAATAGCTTCGTTGATAATTTGTTTGAAATTCATATTAGAAAGAAATTACTTTTTAGCGGCTTTCTTAGCATCTTTTTCACGTCGAGCGGCTTTAGTTAAGATAGCTTCGTCAGTCTTATCTTCGCCGTCATCGTCGTCGTCATCATCGTCATCATCGTCGTCAGACTTATCAGACTTACCGCTACCATCGCACTTAGAACAATCTACTTTGTTACCATCTTCATCTTCATGATAACCGACGCCTTCGCAATGAGAGCATTCCTCGTCATCGCTGTCATCGCTAGCCTCGTGCTTATTCATTTTCTTATATTTTTCTTCAAGAGCAGCTTGAATACGCTCACTCATTTCTTCAGCAAAAGCATCTTGAAGCCCTAAAGGATTATTTTCAACTGCTGTTTCAATAATTTTTTTGATAGACATTTGGTCTCTCCTAACTTTAAATTAAACAATCTATTCGTTTATTTATATTTTAAATTGCTTCCATGCGCTTCATTAATCTTTCAGCGCGATTAGTTACTTGTGTATACCACAACGAATCTCTACCTTCAATAGCAGCTGTTTTCCAATCATGCTTAATAACGGCAGCGTTGAATTTACGAAACTTAGATAATCTTGTTCTACCCATGTTGAACATCATATTCACAAGAATTTCTTGACATTCGACAGGAAGTACGTCCCATCCTTTTTCTGTATAGAGAATTTGACATTCAGAAATAGCAACGTTTAAATCTTTTTGAAATGCATCTTCAACTCTTTCTTCTGATACTCTTGTACCGATTTCTTCACCGTACTCTGGATCAGTTTCTAAAATAAGATGGCCAACACCGAACGTAGGCAAGTCAAGATGATCGAGATAGATTTTATATTCTACACCTTCATCTTCTCTAAGTTGATTAAATACTCTTTTGCGTGCATCAAGATCCATTTTTATAACTCCTAAAGTAAAATTATCTATTTTTAATCCTTATCATAAGGTTTGTGATCTGGTTGTTCGTGGATGTTAAAGTGGTGTAGACGATATCCATCTTTTGTTAAATGAGATTTGATATGTTTAAGTTTAGTACCGGCCGGAATTACAGTTTCTTTTTCTCCACCGCCGGTGCCTGGGTGTTTACCATCCACATAAACACCTTTATGTTTTTTCTTAGCATGGATTACGACTATGTCCCCACCTTCCCCAGCAAAGTCTGCTGCAACCGAATGATCGTGAGAAGTTGATAAGTGAGCTGGACTGTGAATGATTCCATTTTTAGATTTTTTAGCTGCATGTTCAAAGTCGTGTCCCGTCCCATGATAAAGAGCGATGTTTTTACCAAGCGGCTTAGAATGTTTTAAAATTGTATGATGAACGTGTGCTTCTGTTCTGCGATCCTCTTCTTCATGCTCATCGCCATTTCTTTTATGCGATTTTGCAGCATTCCTATCATAACGATGATCAGCTTTACGACCCATTTTATGATCACGAATCAAATTTTGATTCATATTTACAGAATTTTCTTTAAAATGGTGTATTGATTTAGATTCATGAGAATCTTTATGAGCATCTTCAGAATGCTTTGTTAAATATTTGTGATTCTCATTTACACTATCTTTGTTATGCTCTGCAGCATGGTCAGACAAAGTCTTTTCATGATCTGGCTTACCCTTACCAAAAAACTTTTTAAGAAGACTTTCGTTTATTTTCTTTTTTTTTCTTGGACGCTTATTGCTAGTGTCGTGATCAATACTTATAGTGCCATCTTTATTTTTATAAAAACCCTTTGGCGCTTCTTGATCATCGATATCCTTTTTAAAACCTTTCATTTTAAGAGAAGCTTCTTTAAAAGTCAACATTTGAGTATCTTTTTTATTTTTATCTTTATATTTTTTAGCAACCTTTTTAGTGATCCCGGGTTCACCGTCTGGTCCAACTCCTAAGCCAGCAATTGCACCAGATCCTACCGCCATAGATTCTTCTTCAAAAGATTCATCAAGAAGAATGGTCTGATAATATTCTAAAAAGCTTTCCATACATTCTTCTATTTTATCATCTAAAACGTCTTCTGTCAATACATTTTCATCTAATTCTTTAAATTCTCTAATAAGAAAAAGTGCAGCAGCATACGTAGCAAGCTTAGTTTGCCCACCGGGAACTTTTGCTAAAAGTTTTTTAATATTGAGAATCATTAAGTCAAAAAGACCAAACGCTTTTCTTTCATCACCACGTGTAAGATCCTTTCTTTTTCTAAGAACCTTACCTTGGTCGTCGATAATACCTAACTCGTAAGCGTCCCAATCCTTGAAAGGTTTGACTAGCTTACGAATGAATTGGTATACTAGAAATAAATCAACGACCACTTTATATTTCCTTTAATGTATTTGTAATCCTACTATCCGGTACTATACTATCTTTTGAAATTTGATAAGTATCATACATTATAATATTTGGCATATAATTTAAGTATTCTACAAACGGTTTTAAATATTCATGATATTCTTTTAATTTCATGAATAACATATTTGTAGCACTCTCGCCAAATACGTTATATATCACAATTAAGTGATTCAAAATCAACCTTTCTTTTAAATCTCCATCTTGTCGATATCGACCAAAAAGCTTACGCAAATATTGAAATCTTTTCATATCTTCCTCGAACTCTGACATTTCAGAGCAATGAGGATTATCATAGTGTTTCATTGCATAAAGTAGAAAGGTTGATTCTGTCAACTGCATCATATAATACCACGATTCAAGAAGATTTTAAATTAGCTATCAGCTACTGTAGCATCTTCAACCGCAGTATCACCAGTAAGACCAGCATCTCCAGCGCCACCGTCTGTAGTAGGTGTAGCAGCACCTGCAGTACGCTTCATAGCTACTAAGACTTCAACCCTTTTACGACCAGCGCCATACTCTTCGTACTTAACCCATCCAGGCGTAACCAAACCCTTGGCTCGGTTTGCAGGAACTGCTGCTTCGTCAATGTCGATAAAAAAGACATCATCTGGTGTAATTTGAATTGTGTCTTCACCACCACCTAAACCAGTAAGCGGAATTTCAGTTCCGGCGGCCGCGTCTGCTGCGTCTGCTGCAAGCTGAAATTTATTTTGATCAACTCGAATAACATGGTACAAAAGTCCATTAGTTAAACCAGTGATTGCACCGGCGCCAGCAGTGTAAGTAACTCGATCGCCAGTAGCAAGGCCGTGGTCTGGAACGACAATCTCGTCGTCTGCCAACACTACGACTGCTGCATCAGTTGCATCAAATGAAACTGACGGCGTCTCAAACTTGGGCGCATCTGCAAGAGTATCTGTATCTCCCCACTGTGCCATTTTACTTCTCCTTGAGTATTAAAACTTAATTTTATTTATTTTTTTGTATTTGGCTTTCTTGGTGCTCTAGGCTTTTTAGCTTTCGATTCAGCCGATACCTTAGTACCTTTTGCCTTAGCCGTATCTTTTTTAGGTGCGGCTTTTCTTTTAGGCGCTGGCTTTTTAGCCGGCTCTTTATTTTCAATAACATTTTCTACAACAGGCGCTGGCTCGCCACCAAACAGTTTTTTCAACCACCCAAACATAATAATCTCCTCATGATTATTTTAAATTAATAGCTTTTAGAAGCTTTCAAAGATTTTTTACTACCACAACTACTTTCATCTTTTTGTTCAGCTTCCCTTGCTTTCCTTGCTTTATCTTTCATAGCCATCGTTCGGTTGATCTGCTTGAATATTGCGCTTGTCTTTGCTCTTACTCGAGCAGCCCTGAGCTCATCTTCAGTAGGCTTAGGAGGTATACCTCTTGCTCTATCAATTGCCGTTTTCGCTTTACTGGCAATATCTGACATTATGCCTTCTTTCATATTTGCCTTTTGTTTAGCAATTGCTGCACGCCTTTTTTTAAGATACTGATCAGAAGAATCAGAATCGCCATCATTATCAATGTCATCATCTTCTTTACCGACTGGATCCATTTTTTCTTCTAAAGCTTTTAAAAATACGTCATCAATAATTTCGATGAGATCTGATGTCTTTTCCATTAAAAACTCCTCTTAATGTATAATTTATAGATTGTTTCTTATTTATTCGTTCGTGTTATTCTAACTAATAGATCGTTTTTGCCTTTGATTAAACGATGATATTCATAAGCTTTAATATTAAATTCAGACCCACGCTTTAAAACGAAAGGAAGGCAATCTTCAAATTGAAAACACCAACCATCTCCATCTAAAACTTTTATTTTTCTATCTTCTTCGTCTCTATGCCAAACAAAACTTTCAGAGGGAGCCCAGGCTAAAAATAATCTGCAATCAGCAGAATCGTAATATGGGGTTACCAAAAATAGTTTCCTCCACCTGAAAGACCGAGTTGCTTAGCATATTTAGGAAGGCGGCAAGCCCAATATCCAGGTGACATTTTATCTGTTTTAGTATCGCAATTGTGTCTTGCTGCAAAATTACGAGCTGCATCTCTATCATTAATCTTAGAAGTCAACCCACCTTTTTCATCACCAAATTGAATCTTTTTTACATTACCTGTAGTAGGATTTTTAACATACACAACATACTTTTTGTTACCACTTGATCTTTTAGGTGAGTTTAATTCTGGATCACCTTCTTCTTCAAGCTCGATAAGTGGCATTTCTAAAGGAACAGTAACTCCTTCGTATAAACCAAACTCTTGCGGATCTACAAAGCCTTTAAACGATTTCACTTTTCGCGCCTTTTAAGTGATTTAAGAGCGCGTTGAAGACCGCGGTTTCTTTTATCTTGGCGGCTTGCTGCATCAGGATCACCGTCGTATCTAGATGAGTCCCTAGAAGCATTGGCAGCATCAGCTGCTGATTTGTAGAAGTACTGTTTCATTTTATCAGTTGAAAGTTCCGCAACAACTTCTTCCTTCTGACTTGTTTGGCTTTTCATATAATCGCGAGCTGAATCGATGTAATCTGTAGCTTTTGTAATTTTACCTTGAACCCATTCAGGAAGATTATCATCATCGCCAAACATATCGTGCAATTCTTTAGCTGCGTCAAGCATAGTCTTGAGTTGACCTTTAGCCATACCACCTTCTTGATCGTATTCGCCTTTATCTTTAACTTGATTTAAACTTTCTTTAAAAGTTTTCATTTTTTTAGCTACCTTTTTTATTAATACTTAAGATCCGAATTCGTGTCCTGCTACACGCTTCATTTGTTTTGTGAACTCTTTGAAGCCAGGCCTATCTTTATATAACTTAATAGAAATCTCGGGTCTTTCTTTGCCTTTAATGCGCCAGTTGTAGCCCTTCTCTTTATGATCAGGGCTAGTGGTTTTTACAACCCGGCGTTTAAACCCAGCTTCCCAAGTCTCAGACTTTTTTTCTTCAATCTCGTTTTCTTCAGGTACACAATTAGGGACTATCTTTTTCCCTTTCTTTTTCATACCAACTTGTTTATAGCCATCCCAACAAGCTTCTATAAATTCTTTAAATGGTTTCATGAGATTTCTACAATATTAATAATTGCTTCTGAAGTATAAAACGTAAACAATTGTTCACTATTTAATTGTATATATACGTTGTTATTTATTGGTGTTGCGTTTTCAAATGTAAAAATACCTGACATTGAAACAACTATTGGATCTGTATTATCAACTGCACCACTACCTGGATAAACACACGTTCCTTTTGCTACATTACCGCTACTGCCCACAATTGAAAATGATTGTATTGCTGCAGAAGTTGTAGTGTTAACAATTTCAACATCTGCAGAAATGTAATATCTTTTTCCTTGCTCAAACCCACTAAACACGCCGTTTGTTTGAGTAATACTAGTTAAGTCAGAATTATAATCTGCTGACGATGGGCTTAGATTTCCAAGTGCTCCAACACCGCTATTTGGAAATTCGACTTGATTCCAAATGCCATAGCCGACGCCTAAAGTATCTGAATTTGCAATTGGGGCTGGGCCGGGTGAGGCACCTTCGTTATAAAAATAAAAGCGTACATGGGGATTTCGATATTCCCAACTAAATTGTCCAACACCATCAGTAACAACAACTTGACCTTTTGATCCATCAGTTGTTGGCCAAGCTGTATCCTTAAGGGTGATAACATCTCCAGCAACAGATAAAATTGTATTTGCTGAAGTGTTCTGAACATTTAAACTAATTGTTCCGACTGGGTCTTGTCGAATAATTACACCTGAGCTTGAACCACTATTTTTAAGTATAAAGTCTCTAGTATCTAAGTCACCGCCCAATTTTGGGGCCGTATCATCTTCGACTGCTTCCAATACTGTACCAGATCCAGCAATATTAGATAAGAGTGCAATAGTACCTGGACCAGAAGGAATAGTCAAGCCGTTTAGTGTACCAAAGTTGGTTTCGCTTGCAGTGATAGTAGAATCTATTTCTACATTACTTGTAAAATATATTGGATCTAAATCATTAAGAGATTCGAGAGTATTAATTTTAATGCCACCGGCAAAGGTAGCTTCAAGAGATGCTGTTTGATCAACTTGTAAAACTTGATTTAGAGTAGGAGTCGATCCACCAATACCTTGCTCAAGACCGGCACCATATGGTGTATCACCATCTGAAATCCGCAATTCGCCGTATTCGGGGTCATAAAAAATATCACCTTTTCTTCCGATATATTCGTAAGGGTTTGTAGCCCCCATTTTATCTACAGATATTTTAAAAGTACTAGGCATTTTTAGTCCTAGGTTCCGTCTATGTTAATCCAAGCGCCTGAGTCTGGATCGTAAAAAATGTCTCCATCTCTACCGATATAAGTTGCAGGGTCTGTTGCACCTATTTTGTCAGCATAGAGTTTAAATGTTGAAGGCATTTATTTTTCTCCTGGCGTATCTTTTTTATACTTCCTAACTAATTTATTTGTACCCCATTCGCCAGCGCCACCTTCTTCATTAGTTACAACAACCTTAGAGTCTACTCCTTTTTTCTGAAGAGTTTTTAATATTGCTTGCGCGTGTCTTTCGTTGTCGGCTTTTTTCCAAGGCTTACCATTAATATGAACAGTATGTGTTTGCTTTGATCGTGGACGGTATGATGTACGTGATGTACGGCGGCGACCAAACCTAAGTTCATCTGGCTCATTACGTAATTCATATTCAATTTCACGCCTTTTAAAATCACTAATTTCGTTAGTTGTTGACTCAATGCTTACTTCTTCTTTGCGAACTTTAGCAGCTAAATCTTTGTCTGCCTTACCCCATGTACCGGATGATTTAGTTGCAAAACTATTGACGCGAGCTAAGCCCCATTGTGCTGGAGTCGTGCCTGGTCTATGACCAGTTTTCCATGCAGCAACACCACGATCAAAAACTTGTTTAAGAATAGAATAAGAAATACCAGTCTTTTCTGCTTTATTTTGCAACGCAGCTTTAGGATTACTTTCGAAGATAAAATCTACTTGTTCTATTAGATCATTTAATTCTTCGTGCACCTGCGATGCTGGAACATTTTTCCACTTTTTAAATTGAGAGAAACGACCATCGAATTTTACTTGATTTTCTTTTGTTAGCGCCTGATGAGGTCTCTTTAACTGAGTTTCTTCTTGTTTACGCTTAGATTCGACTTTCTTATCTAATGGTGTTTTTGCTTCGCCAAACATCTTCGCAAAAGTTTTTGTATGTTTAGATGTTTTAGTTTTTGCAGTAGCATCACCGGGTGCCGGCTTATAAGCGGCTGGATTGTTATCTGACATTTTAGCTTGCTTGTCGAATTGCGCTTGCCTTTTTGATTGTGTAGATTTAGACAATCCTTTATGATAAGATTTATTAAGGTTTTCTTCACTAACGTGTTTACCTCTACCATGTTTAACAAGGTACTTGCCGGAAGGATCTTTGTGAACAACGCCATTATGTTTTTTGGCATGGCTGTATGCGGTGTCTTTATCGAACGTTCCAGCGTTACGATAGTCGCGACCCTTTTCGCCTTTGGCGCCAAGGTATCCTTCTTGCGTAATAATCTCTCTAACGCTTTCTTTTTTCTCTTTGTTTCCATCCAATTTGTCTTTAGCTTTTTTAGCAGTATATGCTGCGGCAGCAGCAGGGATTGCGGCTGCTGCCGCAGCCTGACCAACTGCACCAGCAGCACCAACTGCTACTCTTTTCGCCACTTTCTTTGCGACAGCTTTGGTTGCTTTCTTGGCAAGATATCTTCCGGCTGTTTTAGCTACACCGCGTGCAGCCAAACCAACTAGAGGTGCCGCGAGCGGGATGGCTTCATTAACTTTTTCTTCGCGAACCATTCGCCTTTGCATTCTTTCTTTCTCAGCCTGCTTAACTTGAGGAAGTAATCTTTTAGCAAGACGATCTATTAAACCTTTTTTAGTTTTTGCTTTGTCGTCTATTTTCATTTTTTGATCAATAGACAATGTATTATAATCTCTTTTTCCAGCAACGATATGCTTAACTTTGAGAAGAGCTTTTTTGTGAGCTCTCATTTTTAATCGGCCAATGTCAGCCTTTTTTCTCATCATAATTTTTCTTCTCATAGCAATTCTTTTTGCTAATCTTTTCATGAGTAGACCACGCTTTCTTCGAGCAGCTCTACTTAATGCTTCATCGAGATTTTCTTCGGTCATTTTATTTTGATCTCGAGTTGCAAGAATTCTTGCTCGATCGAGCATACGATCATGTTTAGCTTTATCTGAAGCTTTTTCTCTTTCAATAGCTGATTTAGCACGATTCACGTGATCAGTTGCTTCTCTAATACCCATTCCTTTACGTGTTAGAGTATATAATGCTTTACTAGATTTTTGATTAATAGCAAGCTTATTTGGTAAGCCCATTAAAAAGTTTGATATTTTACCGTCTTTAGCAAGCTCTCTCATTTTAGAAGCAGACATACCATCGACACCTTCTGAGTCTGGATCTCTCTCCCCGGCAGTTACTGTTTGGATTGATTTAAAATTATATTCTTTACCATTATACTTGTTGGCAAGTGTATCAAATTCTTTAACGCGATCAGAACCCACGACGATGGTGACATCTGTATATGCTGAGTCAAGTTCTTTGAGTACTTCGATGATATTTCTAGCAGAAGATTTTTTAACAACATCACCGAATGCTTTCTGAGCCCAAATTAATTTGTCTTTGTAAGATAAAGGATTCTTTTTAGCATCTTGACTGTGAGAAAGATAAATTGCTGCTTCTCCACCTACCCTTTTAGCAGTCTTATTTAATGCCCTTACTAATTTTTCGTGGCCGGTGGTAGGTGGATTCATGCGACCGAAAGTGATAACAATTTTTTTATCGCCGTTAACTGCTTCGCTTTTAACTTTTTGAACCTTTTCTTTACTAGCGCCAGCGCCCGATTCTTTATTTTTTTCAGCATCACTATCACTAGTGTTTGGTTCGAGTTCTATGTATTTCTCTGGATCGATTTCTGTAAAAGCAACTTTCTTTTTTCCGCCGTCAATCGTTTTGCTATCAGAATCAAAAGATTTGAACTTTTTGAGTTTTTTTCTATCTTTTTTCTTGTCGTTTGAATTGTTTGAAGCATCATCAACATCTACTTCAGCGTCGGTTTCAACGTCTTTATCTAATTTAGGCATTTGAAAACTCTATCTTATTGAGCAATAAAATCTATTTATAATTCTCTTTGAATGAACGGATAAAATCATAATTCAAAGTAGAAGATCCTTCATTCCAAATAGTAGAATCTCTAACATAGCCCAAAGCTACATTTGGATTAGCTAACACGAGAGGCAATTGGCATTTTCTTTGATGTCTAAGGAAATAAGCATTATCAATACAACCAAGCAATCCCACATCTTCAATTTCATCAACTAAAAACTGCGCTGTCTTTTTTGTAATTGCATAGGCATGGGCACCTTCGTGGCCATTTATACTTAACCACTCTTTAGCATTGCCGGCTTTGACATGATTATATTTTTCTGGATCTGGAATTTTATAGCCCAAAACTGCTATTTTATAGTCAGGTACTTCTAATTCTAAAGGATGCAGCATAATTGCATCGTGTTCTAAAATAACAACAGCTTCATCTGGACCTTGGGCTATTCTTTTCCACATCGCTCCATGACCGGCAGAAGCACATTCTGCTTTATGACCGGGCAACGGATTTAATAAAAAGGTTGGTTGATGCGGTTCTAAAATGGGCCAACGCATTTTTACACCTGTTAAGCTCCACGCGTCTCTTCCGGTCATATGAGAATAGCCGTCGAAATAGCTCCAAGCTAATCCTACCTTGTCGCAAGACTCGGCTGCACCTTGGGCGTACTCTATAGATTTAGGTTCATTAATTCTTAGAATAAAAGCCTTCGACACTTTGTGCGTATTGTTGCTCATATTTGGCTACCTTAATTTTTGAATATAGGTCAAAATCTTCTCTGAAGTGATTGGCCATTTTTTGTACAGTTGGTCTATCGAACTCAAATTCTGCATTTCTTTCTGTTCTAAACTCAGATTTAAAGTTCGGTAATTTTTCTACTATATCTATATTTAAACTACGAACGAACTCGGCCAATTCATCATTTAAATTTTCATACAACCAAAACTTGCCTTTATAACTGTCTTGAAATCTGAGCATGTCGTATTGGAGAATTCTTGAATTAGGTTCATTTGTAAAACAACCAAATTGATCTACATAAGAGTTATAATGTTCAAGAGTGCCGGGACCAGTATGACCTCTCCATTTTTTAAAGAAATAATAAAAACTTTTTTGTCGATCAATAGGATCTCTCAAAACGGCAAATATATTCCAATGCCTAATGTGGTCAAGATTAATTAAACCATCTTTATACAATTCTTCGAGTGTTACATGATATATCTTAAAGTTTTTTTGATATTTGAACATTATTGCTTGAGGAAGATTGCCTTGAAATTTAGTATCTTCGATTGGGCCAATAATCGCGTTTGGATCATGCGGCATGACGTTTTTACGAAAAAATTCCATCATGCTACTACTGGCAGTTTTAGGTGTCCTCAAAAAAATAAATTTGTATCTTGGTGATATAAACACTATTGTCCCTCATTATATTGTTTAGTCCATGGCATTCCAGTAGAACCCCAATGGTGCTCAGCGTATACTTTATCTGGTCCATTATAATATTCAGCTCCGCGCGCATAATATTGTGGGATAAAGTAATGGGATGGCCAAATCCTTAAATCGTCTCTATCAACATAACGCGATAGGTATTTGTTACCAGTAGACATATAAGGTTCTGGCATTAGTTGTCCAGGATATAATTTATGAAGATCGTCAATAATATCTTCAAGTAATTTGTTTCCAGGATTTGCTGCCATAATTGGCTGCACAAAGTTTTTATAGTTAGGATCTGTATGCTTGCTATTTTCAAAACAAGTATAAGCAAAGTTATCAGGAGAATCAAAAAGTTCTTCACAATTATTTAAACAAACCATATCTGCTTCAGGCCAAAAGCCACCTTCTTCATATATCAATTCATAACGAATTAAATCAGAAACTCCACACCACTTACGAGTATAATAATAACGATCAATAAGTTTTTGATTTCTAAATGTTCTTTGCTTAAGCATATCATCTGTAAAGATTTTATACTCCCAGTCTGGATGTTTATCTTTCCAGGTATTCATCCATTGAAGAGGCGGTTGATAAGGACCTATCCAAATTTGAGTAATTTTTTTTTCAATCATTGTATTAAATTCCACCTTTTATTATCATCACATAATTTCAATACACTATCTCTTTCAACAAACCAATCGTGTTTAAAAAAACAAAGTCTTTTACCCTCTTCTGTCATTTCAATTTTTTCTTTTGGAGAACTAAATGTAGGTGTTTCTTTAAAATCAAAACCGTAAATATTTACTGATTGCACTTGATCACGATTTTTTCTTTTAATATTTTTATTAAATGCGTCGAGTATGTGTAATACTGTTACACCAGTAGATGGGTTTCTAAATTTTCGCCAAAGGAGCGCTTTTAAATCCCTTTCATTAGCATATTTTTCATTGTATTCATGTTCAAATTCTTTTTTAGCAAGAGGATTTTGATATTTTAAAGGGGTGCCTTTTGGAAGCCAAAAAAAGCCTTTTGTCATTTTATTAAAGCCTAGACCTAAGTCTAAAACATTAACTTTAACACCATCATCTCCATTTAAAGTATCTACCATTTTTGGTGCAGCTATAGGCCCTGGCACTACGCCAGGATGATCTGCACCTATTCTACTAACCCAAAAGTGATAATTTTCGGTATCCCATACAGACCAAACATCTATTTTAGATCCAACAGCTGACTTTAAATCATATTCTTCATTATCATACCTTTCATCTCCAACAAAAAAAATTCCTGAATGATTCATTCTAATCACGACATCGTGTGAATCTATTTCTTCACCATATGTTTTAGAATTAAGAGATTGCGCGTTTCCTACAACTGCAACCCTTTTTTCAGCTACTAATGCGTGAAATTCGGGTATCATTTTTATACCTTTTCTACCCACCAAACAAAATCGTCTGCTGTAGTATAAGTATCGCCAAACGCTTCCTTTACTGCTTGTTGTACAGTTGGAAAATGAATGTCGTGTCCAATGATTCTACCACCTTTCTTAATCTTAGGTGTCCAGTCCTTAATATCTCTTGAGCATCCTTCGTAACCATGATCAGCATCAATAAAAACAAAATCTAAGCTTTCGTCTTCAACTTGCTCAGCGGCTTTTGACGTGTAGTCTCGAATAAACGTTGTTCGATCTGGATATTGAGCACAAAATTCCATGATATTAGAATAATATTTGTCATGATCCCAAGCATGGCCATTTTCGCCGGGAGTCCATTTTTCAGGTCCATTGTTTCCTGGTTGAGGAGCATATAAATCAACGCCGATCATATGCATATTTCGACACGTTTTAACTAAGTGCCTAAACGTATGTCCTTCCCAAGTACCGAGTTCAGCACCTTTAGTCCAGCCAAAAGATCTTGCCATTTTTTCAATTACTAACCATCTCCACATATCACCGCCGTCGTGCCCTCTGTCTCTTATACGTCCCATAATATAAACTCCATCTTATAGTTTATTCTATTTATTGATTATTCTTCGGTAACATTATTACTTAATAATCTTCCCGAAATAAGATCTGCTTTTTCTGATTGTATTACTTCAATACAAAGATTAGTAACTTCTATTTCTTTACGAATCCACCACATTTTTTGTTGCAATTTATCTAGCTCTGCTTGATAGTATTCTAACTCTTTTTCTTTCCGAATTTTTTGCTCAATAATATCGGTTAAGAGCAGAATATTATTAGCCATTTTATTACAGTAGTTCAGACCACGACAACGATGCTATACCTGTTTTATTACCAAGCGTCGAAGCCATAGCTATAGTTATAGTTTCTGATTCGACTGAGGCAAAAGAATTTGTAGTGAATTTTCTTTTTAATTGATAACCTACATCTCTATCGAATAAAACGGGAACGCTAGTACCAGATAGAATAGTAGCAGAATAAATGATATCGTCTTTTGTAAAAGACATGTCCGTGGCATCCTCATCGACTTCAACTGCGGAATATAATTCACCTTGATCTGCAAATGTAGCACCGGTAAGTGTGGCATTTCTCACTATCAAAAGAAATACAGTTGTGTTATCAGTGGTAGCAGCCTGGATTCCTCTCAATTTCACAGCAGATTGTTTTGCTACATCTTTCAATCGCATTGTTAAAATTGGGAAAAATGTATTTGCGGCTCCTATATTATTGCCAGACGAATCGATTTCGACAGCTGGTGCACTAGATGTATAATCTAATTTATTGATTACAGTATGAACTTGACCAACCTCTTCATACTCACCTTCAGAAATAACTGATGTAGAAGATAGATAAAAATAAGCACCACTACCTGCATAGGTTGGACTAGCAATTAATTCAGCACTTAGGGGAAGAAATGGAGTTTTGATCCAGGTACCAACGGTATTATTGGCATTATTAACTGTATGGATAACATGAAATTCGCCATCGATAACATAACCAAACCTAATACTACCAGTTCCGTACCACTCGTATTCGACACCGAGTAATTGTTGTGCAAGTGGATTAGCAGTAATTTGAGATCTGCCGTCACCTTCAAGGGTATCACCATTCCATTCTCCAGCATTTCTACCTACTCGAACGGTCTCGACACCATTCTTTTTAACTACAAGGAAGTAATCTCCAGTACCGTCATCTTCAAAATAGAATCCGTTATTTGCATCATACATACCTATTCTTCGAGTGATTCCTACTTGTGGTAAGTCGAATCGACATGCCATAGTTACAAATTGCTCTTTACCAGGCACATAAGGAATAATAGTAGCGGTTTCTCTTCGTATCGAATCATTTGCAGCAATAACATGAAGTACGGCAGTATTTTCTATGATACTATCAGCACCAGGGTTAAAAGGATCAAACGCTGCAGGATTAGCTGCATTATTTGCAATATATGATTCAGCAGTACCAGTCTTCTCTTCGAGCCAAGTCGGATCTCCAACAAGTGTATGAGAAAATGTATGATGGAATACTGTGTGGGGATTACTAACTCTTAAACGATTTTTAGAGGTGAACGAAGGTCGCCAGTCGGACTGGGCACCAAATTTATCTGCTAGATTAACGGTCTCAAATATCGAGGTGCCATTAGGCAAATATGATTGTGTCTGTTTATTCCATTGAGCCATTTATTTTTGCCATCCTTTAATATATTGATCTGAAAAATTAGCATTACTAAACTGAAGCCTATCAACTAGCTTAAGAGAATTTTGACCAAGATGATCAATAGCTACAAATCCTTCTTGACCCGTAATTTCATAACCATTGCGCGTCTTAAGAAATGTTTTCAATCCACCAACCTTTTCAAGCTTACGAACAATCATTAATTTAGCATCAACTAAATGATTATAAAGCGTAAATACTTTTTCTATTTCTCTTGCATTATTCTTTTTAAAATAAGTTAATGCTTGATTTCTGAGATCATCTTGTTTTTTCTTTCCTTTAGGTGTAGATCTTTTATCTGCTTGCTTATCATAGTAATCATTAACAAATACAATCAAACCCTTTACAAATGTTTTTACGTTTGTAATTCTTTGACCTTGTCTTACTAAACTATTAATATACGTATTCACTCTCATGTTTAATTCGGGATCAGCCAAGTCATTAAGCGCATTCTTTGGAATAGTTCTAAACAGAGAACCGGCTTGAGAAAGAATAGAAGTAAGAGCAGCGGTTTCTTCTTTTGTAAATGTGGCATTACCCGATTTATCTTCGAAGGTAGCGTCGACAGACCAAACAGAACTTACTTCTTTGAGGCCTGGTGTAATCGCCTTTCCAAAAGTTGCTGACATTGTTTCAAATGATTCTCCTCCGTATAGAGTGTGCCAGACCACACCGATTTTGGATCGCTTGATTCTCTTAGCGAGACTGCTATTTTCCGGTATCGCATAAACAATGGTATTAGGATGGAAAGTAATATACGATTCTCCATCAATCGTATCCGTAGATATATCTTCTTGCGTAAAGAGAAAATCACCTTGAATTACGCCTTTCTTAATGCCGAGCTTTGAAAATTCGGCAAGAGCAACTTTAAATTTAGCATTGAGTTCACCACTTAAATCATTGTCAATTTCAGAATTTGTTTTATAAATTTTTGGGTTCTTATTAAATACGCCTTTTTTTGCTATAAAGAATTTTCCATCAGATGGATCTATACCGGCAAAAATTGCCGGCGCTCCATCCCACTTCACACTAATGTTAACTGGGGCACGTGCGTTACCTGAGAGCATATCTCTAATAGCACGAAAGTAATTAATAACATTACGTGTACCAATTACTCCACCATCTATAACAGCATCTTCTGCATGAGTCATGTGAAGATTTTTACCGGTAGCCGCTTCTTCTAAATGCGTTTTAAACGTTTTCATTACCGGCTGCCTTAAGTGTTCTATCAGAATTTGTTTGTTTTGCTTTTTCTTTAAACTTTTTACTATCTACGTAATTTATTTTGATGCCTTGTTTTCTAATATGACTAGCAGATTTTATTTTTTGTTGTTTATGTGGAATTTGATCTTTTTGACTAACATTTTCTTCATCTCCGCCGTCAAGGCCTTTAAAACCACTATCTTTTTTAAAATGAGATATTGTTGCTGTATGCTTTTCTACTTTATCTTTATGTTTTTGATCAACATATAAATGCTTTTCGCCATTTTCATGATGGTGATATACCCAAGGTGTTTCTCTAGGAATAGCGTAAGCATGTCCTATAGTGTGTTTTTTATGAGTCGCATATACGCCAGTTATATGATTCCCGTCGTCGTCGTGGCCGTGAGATTGTTTGCCAGAGAATTTTTTAGGAGCGTCACCGTGATCTATTCTATAGTATCCTTCTTCGAGAAAGTTCTTAAACGTTTTCATATTTTTGTACTTGTTCCTACGATTTTAGCCTTAGGAAAAATACCGACACGAGCATTTTTTACTGTAACGCTAGCAGCCTTAGCATCACCTCTTCTAGCTTGATATCTAATAAAGTAATAAGCTTCAAATTCACCTTTAGGAAAATCTCCATTGGTTCCTTTGTGACTAGAAATAATTTCATAAGGACCTTCACCAGAACCTTTCAAAGACATATTACCTAAGTGAAACTCATCGCAATTACTAATACTAGGTTTGCCACCGTATTCCGGTCCATATATTGAATCAAAAACCATTGATCTATCTTTTACTACTCTATAAAAACTTTGACCTGATTTAAGCCCATTAGGCGCTGCTTTGGCAACCGCTTTCATAAATGCCGCAACATCTCTGTTTCTATTATATCTTTTTGAAGACAATCCACCATATTGTTGATAGTCTTTAGCGCTCTTACCGGCTTTATGAGAAATATAAGCTTGAGGTTCTCCAATTGCATTTACAAGTGTAAAGTCAGACTTAGGATCTCTACCTTCAAATTTACCAGTAGTACTAGCCAAATGTGCAGCATCAACAATTCTTCCATTAATCTTTATCTTAATTTGTGGAAGATTTTCTTTTGCTAATATTGCTTCAAGCTTATTATTAAAATCAGACCTTGCCATTTCTTCGGCAGAAGTACCAGAACCAGCACCTTTACCTCCAAAAGAAGGAGTCTTTAAAAAATCTTTAGGAATCGAAAGCGAACCTTTATTTGTTTCAACTTCAAGTTTACCGCCCTTTAGAGGAAACTTGCCGTCATCAGCTTTCATAAACTCTGTTACTTTTTGAAGTTCGCTTTTATTGATAATAACTTCATCATGATCTACACCACCAAAAGGAATACCATCTTGAATTTTTTTAATAAAATTAAGAGGGCGATTTTCATCTTTACGTAAATCTGATATAGTTAATGTTCTAAAGGGAACTTTAGCTTCTGCCATAAAAGCTTTAAAGCGAATCATTTGTTTATCTCTTAAGCAATTTTAGTTATTTATAATCACTTAAAATCAAACTTGAGTTCTTTTACTCCATGAAATTTCTTTTTTCTATTACTATCTTGAAATCCAAACTCGGTATTATCAAAAACAGGTTTGTCTTCTTCCTCTTTTGATTTTTTGGGTTTGTCAGTTGTAATACCTTCTTGAGCAGATTCTTCGAGATCATATATTTTCATTTTAGCTCGATCAATACCTACTAAAAATCTACGATAATAGCTTAAGTCACCCCAGCGATTTTTCAATTGTTTAAACATAAGTTGGCCAAGCTCATCGAGATATTCAGAAGTTACTAACCCAAAAATTGCATCGGCTGTATGCGTAATACCCATTGACTCAGAAGTATTCGTGAGATCAACATCAGAGTTGCCATAACCATCTCTATTGAATTGTGATGAAGTGACGATAGCGCAATTGAACTCCATTGCTAGACCCCGAACTTCTTCTGCAATTGACTTGACAAGAGTGTAGCTATTGGCTGCTGCAGCACCTTTTACTCTCGAGGATGCACAAATATTTAAGTAATCGACAAACACAACATCAGGAACAAAGTTTTTCTTCATCCTAAGTTCATTCAACAAATGTCGAAAGTGACCAACATGGGCTGAGCCAGTAGGATATTCTTTAATCACAAGCTTCCCAGGTGTTTTTGATTTGTATCGATTCATTCTCTTTTCGAGTACATCACGAGGAATTTCACCAACTTCATCTAAGGTAATATCCATTATATTAGCATCAATACGTCGAGCAACTTCTTCCTCAGCCAACTCCATAGTAACAAACAAAACGTTTTTACCGTGCATTAACATAGACGACGCCATGTGACATTTTACCAACGATTTACCACCACCGGTTGTTGCCAATAACACAGTCATTGACTTACGAGGTAGACCACCCTTTGTTATCTTGTTTAAGAGATCAATGTCGAATGGAATGCGCTCTTCTTTCTTATGATAATAATCGTAACGCTCGTCATAATCGTCTAAGAAATCATGACCAACGCTGCTGTCAAATGTAACACCAAGAGAATCAGACAAGAGTTTTGGAATTTCACCTTTATCTAAATTCTTTTCTTCTCCATCGAGAATTAAAATTGCTTTTCGTATTGAATTATATAAATCTTTATCTTGACAAAACTTTTCAGTTTCATCTATTAAAAATTGCGTGTTAGTGTCTGTATCGATTTTAAGATCAGACAGTTGTTCTTGTATAATCTTATAGCCGTCTTCATTGAGATCCTTTCTCTTTTCAATAGACAAACGCAGAGCCTCTATGGATGGAGGCTCTTTGTATTGTTCTACATATTGAGAAAACGTATTGAAGATTTTGCTAAGATTATTGTCTTCAAAGTAATCAGATTTGATGTAAGGAAATACCTTGCGGTAGTAATCCTCATTCAGAATCAGATTCGACAGTATCGTAGTCTCTATCATCATGTTCCTTATTAGATGTCGTCAGTTTAAATTTATTTTCAACGAATGTCTTGAACTTAGAATTTTCAACTAAAGCTTTAAAGAACTCATCATCTTTTTCGATGTCTTTTGCTCTTCGCTTTGTATCATCAATCTCACCCGTTTTTGGATCGACTATATTATACCATCCCGTACTGGCTTTTGTCAAATGGCCAGATTCAAGTGCTAAGTCAAATAAGCTAGACCACTTATCTATACCTGTGTCAAACATGACTCGGAATGGAAGCTTAGCTTTTTCCTTAACATAACGCGATTTTTCAATGTTAATCGTAAATTTAAATCCCGCCAAATCACTTCCATCTTTTTCTTGAGATTTACCAATGATAAAGATTTGATTAGCAGAATAGTATATACCAGTACCACCACTAACAATGTTCTTTGGAAACAAACCAATCTCTTGATAAATGTGATTGATTGCAACACAAGGAATATCTTTAGTAGTGAGTCTTGGCGTGACAATTCTAAAAAGTGACTTGAGTTGTTTAGCTCGTGACATGTCAGCAACTGACTTTTCATTCATAGCATCCTCAACTTCTTTCTTCGAAGCAAGATTACCAATTGAATCAATAAGTACAAAGACATGATCACCTTTTTCAAGTTCGTCTAGACGCTTTGTCATATCGAACTTAAGTTGTTCAACATCCTCAAGAGGAACGTGTAGAACTCGACTCGTATCAATATCATAACTCTCTAAATAATCTGGAGTAGCGCCGTACTCAGAATCATAAAGAATTGCAATACTGTCATCATACTTGTCAAGATACGCTTTCATACAATAGAGACCAAGAAGAGTCTTGAAACTCTTTGATTGTCCAGCCAATACTGTTAAGCCGGGAAGTAATCCACCATCGAGTGAACCACAGAAAGCGATATTTAAAATAGGCAAATCAGTTCGAATAGGATCTTTTTCTTTAAAAAAAGAAGAATCCGCAAGAATTGATGAACCTTTGACTGTACCAGCCTTAAGCATTTTATCCATTAAACTCATATTAATCTCCTGAATTCAAAAGTTTATATAACATATCTTCAAAGGCTTCGAGTTTTTCATAACGATTAGGCCAATAAATGTAATCTTTTTCAGGATTAGATTTAAGATTGGTGAGCAATGGAACAATTGCATTGTAAATTTGTTGAGCTTTAGTACCTTCCTCTTCAAGACGACGATAAAGGTTTACGTTTTGCTCATTTTTTTCACGAACAACTTCGAGCTCATCTTCTGATACAACCGAGAATCCAAAATCAAAGTCTAATGGATCATTAATAGTTGACATAGAAACCTCCTAGAAAGAGAAATAGGGATGACTCACGCCATCCCTATGTTATAATTAACCTTTAGCGAGTTCCTTAAAGATTGACAAATCATCGTCATCATCGTCAATAGAAGGTGACTCACTAGTACTCTCTTGCATACTAGGAGCTTCAGCAGTTTTACCAAGTGAACTCAAGTCAAGTTCATTATCTTCATCATTTTCAAAGTTATCTTGACTGCGAGAAACCTCAGCTGATTCACCAAGTACTCGATAGAGCTTAGCTTTTAATTCAGCATAGGTCTTGAAGTTTTTAGGATCAAGCAACTCTTGAAGAGAGTGCTGTTGTTCCCAAATAGATTCAAGGTCGTCATCATCAGCAAGTTGTTCTGGTGGATCAAACTCAGACTTATCGTAATTAGGATATCCTTCAAACTGTCGAATTTTCAAACGAAAGTTTGCACCTTCCCAGAAATCGAAAGGATTAACGGGATTCTCATCTTCAAAAGATGGGTTCATCAAATCATTGAGCTTATCAAAGATTTTTTTGCCAAATGAGTACAAGAATACTTTACCTTCATTCTCAGGCTTGGCTGAATCTTTAATTACGTAAATGTTTGAAACATACTTGAGTCGTCTCTTTTGCTTACGTGCCTGATCTTTGTCGGAATCAATTCCAGAGTTCCATAGTTTAGAGTTAAACTCGGAAACAGGATCGTCTTGACCAAGTGTAGTCAAAGAGTTTTCGATATACCATTGACCAGTAGTAGGGCCTTGGAATCCATGATCCCAAATGCGAACAAACGGCATTTCTTCATTTTTAGGGGCAGGTAGGAAACGAATAATTGCAAACCCATTACCAGCTTTATCGCGAGTAGGTTTCCAAAACTTACCTTCGTTTGGATCTGAGTACGAGGACTTAGATGACATTTTATCAAGCTGAGAAGTCAACTTGTCGAGGGACTTATTGCGGTTTTTCTTAAGCGAGGCAAAATCTGTTTGTGCCATTGTATTTCTCCTTATATTGCGTAATATTGCATTTTATTTTCATAACGTAAATCGATCTTTAACGTATTGCTTAAAGCGTTTTTGATCGTATGTTAGAAAGGGTTTATACTTTCTAGCATATCTAATTATATCACGTGATACGATTTTGTCAACTATTTTTTGATCCCAATAATCAAAAATATTCGCATAGGCTGTAATAATAGAAAAAGTTTCAAGTGTAATCTTTCTTTCTACGTACAACCTCATGATGTAAGGATGTTGACCATCCACGGATATAAAGTTTTCCGAGTAATCATCTCGGAGTTTATTTAAATCAGACTTAAAGTTATGACTCAACGAATCAATTCTTTTTTTCCAATCTAAATAATTTTTTTCTCCCTCATCATCGAGTAATTGTCTAATCCATACATTTGGATTACGCAATACATTCGATAATATAAGTTCGAAACAATTTTCTTTTGATGCCAGTTTAGTAAAAAAGTAAGCATCATTTCTTGTTCTAAACGTCTCGATTGACGCTTTCACTTTACCATTATATTTATGATAATCGTATTGATCTGAACTAAAATGTTTTTTAAGTGCTAGATATTCTATATAAACATTATAACCCGGATCATTTAACGATGTCGGTGAGGTCCTTTTCATCTTTTTTTACCATTTTTAAACCGACGGCTTCTGATCTAATTTTTTCTTTAAGAATAGAAGACTTTTTTACTACATCTGCGACAGATTCAATTTCAAGATTATTTTTTTCTGCGTATGTAATAAGGGCGTCGATGTAAGGTACACCACTAGCAATCATTTCTGAAATTGCATGATGAATTTTTTCAGGTGTCATTGAAACTACCATGTCAAATGGATCCTCCCTTTCTTTCATTTAATTCCTTATTGAGTGGCTATTCTACCATAGTCAAGGACAAATGTCAACCGTTTATTTATCAATGCCGATTAAACATATCTTAAATATATAAGAAATCTTAATAAATTAAAGGAATCTTAATATGAAATACTTAATTCTTGCAATAGGTGTTTTGTGTATGCTTGCTGCGTGTTCAGTCAAGGCAGGACCATACGTAGAAATCAAATCTGAAGTAACATACAAAGATTTTGCTACTACTGATGCAGTCAATCATACTCGTTTCGGATACGAGAAAAAATCACTCACAGGCAGTAACGTGTACTTCGAAGCAGGGCACATGACGGGTGGTTCATCTTGGGAAGCAGGATACAAAACTCGTTTGTCCGATACCCTCACCATCAAAGGCAAACTCGAAGGCAAACGCGAACGAGGCACGGAAGCAAAGACTAAACTCGAAACAGAGATTCGATTTACTTGGTGAATTGCTAGTTGGATAGTTTGGTGCGAGAGTTTTTGTAAGTGGCCCTTCCCAGGCCCAAGGAACTCTCGCCAAACCTTGTATTCTATTTAAGATACCGCTATCACTAAAAACACTGGTACTACAAATAACGCCAGAGCTAATTGGCCAATTGCAATCATTTGATCTTTTTTAGAATCTTGAAAATTGTTGCTCATATACTTTTTCATTAAATTTAGTTATCTCCTACAGGTAAGGTGTGAAATTATAACCAGCCATGTGGCTGAACGGCATTAATTCTGGGTACATGATGGGACCCAAAAGCCCCATCACACAAGCACTTACTACCAAAAAGGCAAGCGCAGAATTTCTTAATTTAATTAGCATGTCTTATTCAGCCGCCTTAGGAGCAGTTACTGTGTAACCTGCCTTTTCCCATTGTTCGAGAGTACGACACACTCTTTTTTTCATAGGAAGACCAGCAGGTCCACGAACTTCGATACGTGCACAAAACTTTCCATCTTCGGTAAGTTTGGCTGTTTCTTGTACTGCTGGTTGAGGGCTTGCGCTTGTGGGCAGCGCGATTAAAAGACATACGAATGCAATAATTTTCTTCATTAGAAAACTCCTTAAATATTATACATGGGTTGGGCTCAGTGATTCAGCAAATCACGGTACATATATATAATGCTTTTTTCATAAGACCGTTAATATTGTGTAAAAAAGTTATAAAATATAGCTCAACTATTATATTCCATTTATGAATGGAAAGTATTGGTTCAATAAACACAAGTTATAGATGAGTATGAACCGTTTTTGATCACAATTCTTCGAAGAGAACATTATTGACGTAGTCGTTTTTATCTTCTTCTGATATACCCATCGATAAAATTGAGCGATGTAATTGTACGTTTTTCTTTTGATTATGGCAATACTTATTTTGAGCTGGTAAAAAATCTTGACCCATGTTTCGATAAACTTTTGAGGTAATCCCGTTCATATAAAACGAAACAGAAGTCAATCCTACTTTACAAAATTGTTCAAGCTCATTTTCATTATCAATTCCACCCGCCGCCACGATGTTTGGTGAAAAGATTTCAAGAGCCCACTCAGGAAGTTCTCTTTCTTTCTTCCAGCTCAGATTAGAAGTTAATCCTGCAAAGTATTCCATATAAGAATGATTCTCACTCGAAACCGGCGAGTAGTCCATAAACGACCCGCTAATTTTATTTGGTCCTGAGACAATATCAAATCCAAGGATAGGAAGATTCATCCAAGGTTGCGGAAACACATTAATGTGTAACAACCAAAGCTTTTTATTTCCTTCTGTTCCTGGTTCAATAATTTTTAAGTGAGCCTTTCTAATAGATTCAGATTTCCAAAACTTATCAGTCCAACCATCAAAATGTTTTGTCAGTTTTGGGTTTTCATAGCGAGCAAGATTTTGGTCGAAAATATTTTCGATTTC